GTTTTTTCAGTGGCTAATTGTTGTACATAAGTGCCTGCGCCAAATGCAATTAAAAATAAGCCATATTGCGGTCTTTATCTATATAAGATTTTAAATCTTCTAAAGACCAACATATATAATCTCTAATTTGTTGTTTGTTTAACATTGTGATCGCTCCTTTGTTTTAATGTTTAATTTACTATACACTTTTAGTATATATATACAATAAGGATTCCTGGCATTTGGCAGCTCTAAACGGCATAGTTAAATAATGGCAGAAAACAGCGATAAATCAAACAAAAATTAATTAAAAATATTGCGTAAAAAAAGATATACACAATAAGTTTATATACACTTTTAAAAATATGAGTACGATTCCAAAAACATGGTCGCCTAGTGCGATTGCTACAGAGCTTGGTATGGATAGGCGTAAGCTAGGATTAATACTAGGACGAGTAGAACCAATAAAACAATCAGGTAATAGAAAAGAATATTTATTAGTTGATGTTATAGATAAGTTAAAAAAAGAAACAGGTCAGGTTGTTAATTTAGAGGAGGCGCGTAGAAGAAAATTACAAGCTGAGGCTGAACTAACAGAAATTGAATCAGCAAAAGCAAAAGGCGAGGCAATCGCTATAGATGATGTTGAACATTTAATGACTAATATTATTACAACGGCTAAATCCAAACTTTTATCAATACCAACAAAGTTAAGCCCTTTGTTATCAGCAGAAACAGATCAAAAAGTAATTAAAGAATATTTGGTTGATAATATCAACGAGGCTTTAGAAGAATTAGCTAAATATGACATACAACTCAACGACAACAGCGAAACAGAAATTACAGAAAGTAATATACAAGAGCCTCAACAGGTTCAAACCACCACCGCCACTAACAATTAGTAAATGGGCTGATCTTAATAGACATCTTAGCCCTGAGGCAAGCGCGGAGGCGGGACGTTGGATTACCGCAAGAGCAGAATACCAACGCGGTATAATGGACGCTGTTAGCGATCCTAGTAACGATCAAGTTATTGTTATGACCGCCTCACAATGCGGAAAAACAGAAATATTATTAAATACACTTGGTTACTTCATACAGCATGAACCTTCGCCAATATTAGTAGTGCAACCTACATTAGATATGGCGGGCGCATTTAGTAAAGATAGGGTGACGCCAATGTTACGCGATACACCTATTTTAAATGATTTAGTTCGCGATCCGCGTAGTAGAGATTCAGGTAATACAATTTTACATAAAGAATTTTCAGGTGGTCACTTAACTATGTGTGGTAGTAATTCGCCAAGTTCACTTGCAAGCAGACCAATTAGAATTGTGTTAGTTGATGAGTGCGATAGGTTTCCTATGAGTAGTGGAGCTGAGGGCGATCCCGTAAGTTTAGCAAGAAAACGATCAGCAACTTTTTATAATCGTAAATTTGTTATGACCTCTACGCCAACTGTTAAAGGCGCAAGTAGAATAGAGGCTAGTTATTTACAAAGCGATCAACGTAAATATCATGTACCTTGCCCTGATTGTGAAACATATCAGGAGTTAAAATGGTCAAATGTAAAATGGGAAAAAGGTCAACCCGAAACAGCCGTATATGTTTGTTCGCATTGTGAGTATGAGTGGACGGACGCGGATAGGTTACGATCTATTAGAAAAGGTAAATGGGTTGCTAGTAAAAAATTTAATGGCATAGCGGGTTTTCATTTATCAGGATTATATTCAGGGTGGACAAGTTTAAGAGACGGCGCAATAGAATTTTATCAAGCTAGAAAATTACCTGAAACTTTACGCGTTTTTACAAATACATATTTAGCGGAATCATGGGAGGACGCGGGCGAGCAAGTTGATAATATGAATTTATACGACAGACGCGAAAAGTATGAAACAGGCACAGGTAATATTCCAAGTGGTGTTGCTGTTATAGTTGCGGGTGTTGACGTTCAAGACAATCGTATTGAAATGGAAATTTTAGGCGTTGGACGTAATGAAGAAACATGGTCATTAGAATATAATGTTATTTACGGCGATCCTACTAGCCCTAATCTATGGACGCAATTAGATACATTATTAAATAAAACATTTAAATTAGATAGTGGCGTTGAATTACGCATAAGTTCAGCGTGTATTGATTCAGGCGCACATACGCAAAATGTTTATCAGTTTTGTAAGCCAAGATTTGCAAGACGTGTTTATGCAATTAAGGGTATAGCGGGAACAGGTAAACCAATATTAGGACGACCAACAAAAAATAATATTGCTAAAATACCTTTGTTTCCTATTGGCGTAGATACAACAAAAGAATTAATTTATTCACGCTTAAAAATACAAGACGAAGGATCAGGCTATTGTCATTTTCCCGTAGAATACGATCAAGAATATTTTTTACAATTAACAGCAGAAAAAATTGTTACTAGATATCATAAAGGTTTTGCCAAAAGAGAGTGGATTAAAATAAGACCAAGAAACGAGGCGCTAGATTGCCGTGTATATGCAATAGCAAGTTTTACCGCTCTTAATACAGACATTAATAAATTAGCTGATCGCTTAGACATGAGATCAACAACCTTTTCTAAAGAAGAACAAGGAAAACAATTAACGAAAAAAAGACTACGCCCTAACTTTGCTAACAGTTGGCGTAAATAAAAAAGGAAGAAATAGATGAACGCTTTAACCGATTATGCAACTACAGAACCTAAGACTTTTAGAAAAGGTGATACTGTAATTTGGAAAAGAACAGATATTGATTCAGATTATGACACAAGTACGCACAGCGTAGTTTTCTCAGCAAGGTTACAATCAAACGGATCAACAACTTTTACAACTACCGCTACTGAAAGCGGTAACGATTATATTTTTACATTAGATAATTCTAATACAGCTAATTATACAACAGGCATTTATACTTGGGCTATTAGAGTAACACGAACCTCAGATTCAGAAACAATAACAATAGATGAAGGAACTATTGAGGTTAAAGATAATTTATTTGCTGATACAGGTGATACACGATCACACGCAAAAAAAATGTTAGATAAGATTGAATCTGTTTTAGAGAATAGAGCAGACGCGGACGTAATGTCTTACTCTATAGCGGGGAGATCACTAGCTAAAATGAGCCCGCAAGAATTAGTTGATTGGCGTGATTATTATAGGCGTGAATACAATAAAGAAATTAAAAAAGAACGAATTAAAAACGGCGAAGGTTCAGGCAATTTAATTAAAGCGCGTTTTGGTCAAACAGACCCGCATAGAGAATATTTTGATAGGTTTTAATAATGGGTATATTTGATATTTTTAAAAAAAAAGAAAAGAAACGTAATTATAAAGCTAGTCAATACACGCGTTTAATTAATGACTTTGTTACAAACTCAAAGCCTGAGGACGAAATATTAAAAAGCTCATTACAAACATTACGCGATAGAGCTAGAAATTTAGCCCGCAATAATCCTTATGCTAGAAAATTTATTCAAGTTTATGTTGTTAATACTATTGGAGCTAACGGCGTAACATTACAAAACAGGGCTAAAGATGATTCAGGCGCATTTGATAGAGGCGCTAATACAATTATTGAAAACAGATTTAAGGATTGGGGTAACGGCTCACCAACAGTTGACGGCAAATTAAATTGGATTGCGTGTCAACGATTACTAGCGGAAACATACGCAAGGGACGGCGAGGTATTAATTCGCTTAGTTAAAAATTATGACAATGATTATGGTTTTGCTTTAGAGTTTATGGATTCAGATTATTTAGATCACAAACTTAATAGAGCTAAATCAAAAGATAAAAATGAGATTGTTATGGGTGTCGAAAAAGACAGCTTTGGTAAACCCATTAATTATTATTTATTTAAAGATCACCCAAATAAAAACGGTTTTAATACGCATAGCACAAACGATTATAATATTATACCCGCAGAAGAAATAATACATTTTTATAATCATCAATTTCCAAATCAAACAAGAGGCATACCACCATTAACGCCCGCTATGACTAACTTAAAAATGTTAGACGGCTATTTAGAGGCTGAGCTAGTGGCAAGTAGAGTAAGCGCAAGTAAAATGGGTTTTTTTACAAGTTCAACAGGGGACGAATATTTAGGCGAAGATACAACAAATACAAATAATATGATTATGAACGCGGAGGCGGGTACATTCGAACAATTACCGCAAGGCGTAGATTTTAAAACATTTGATCCGCAACACCCGTCAAGTGCCTTTACCGATTTTACTAAAACAGTTTTACGTTCAATAGCTTGTTCACTTGGAGTTTCTTATAACTCGTTAGCAAGTGATTTAGAAAGCGTTAACTATTCTAGTTTAAGACAAGGAGCATTAGAGGAGCGCGACTTTTACCATTTAGAACAAAGCCGTATTATTTCTATGTTTCATACTAAAGTTTTTTCTACTTGGCTTGATATGGCTTTGCTTAAAGGAGCATTATCAGGTTCAAGCGGTATACCTTTACCCGCAAGCAAGTATTTAAAATTTAATAGACCTATTTGGTTTCCTCGATCGTTTACTTGGATTGATCCGTTAAAAGAAGTGCAAGCACAAAAAGAGGCAATTCAAATGGGTTTTATTTCTATGCAAGATGTTGCGTCTAATTATGGACGTGACGTTGAAACTTTATTTGAATCTATTCAGCGCGAAAAAGAATTAGCTAAAGAATACGATATACAAATTCAATTTGAACCATTTGGGGCAAGAGCAAACAATAATGAGGAAGAAGAAAATGACGAACAAACAAGTTAAAGAAGAAGATAAATCGTCAAGACATATTCAGGAAATTGTTGAAGATGATGAATCGGTTACAATTAAGTTTGGCAAATCGCAAGAGGTCGCTGAACAATCTTATGATGATGATGAAAATAAAAAAGACATAAGCGTAAAAGAAAAAGAAAAAATTATTGAACGCAATATAGATTTATCAGGTTTAAACGAAACTAATCTAGCAAGGCAATTTAGATTAGCAACCGAACGTAAAATTAATGAAGATAAAAGAACAGTAGATTTAGCTTTTAGTAGTGAAGAACCCGTAGAACGTAGTTTTGGTTTTGAGGTTTTAGATCATGCTAGAAGTTCAGTAGATACCGATTTTATGGATAGTGGACGATCGCCTTTATTATTAGATCACGACATGACCAAACAAATCGGAGTGATAGAAAGAGTTAGTATAGATTCAGACCGCGTTGGGCGTGCTACAGTTCGCTTTGGGAAAAGTGAATTAGCTAACGAAATTTATCAAGACGTTAAGGACGGAATTCGCAGTAATATTTCTGTGGGCTACCAAATTAACAAAATGGAAAGACAATCTAAGAGTAAAGAAAAGAGGGATACTTTTATTGTTCGCGATTGGTCGCCTTTAGAAATAAGCGTTGTTTCAATACCCGCCGATCAAAGCGCAAGCGTTGGGATTGGCAGAGCAAATGAAGAAACAAACAAAGTAATTATAACTCAACAACAAGAGAGGACTAAAACTATGGAAAATGAAAACATAGAAATTAAAGATACTCCTAAAATTGATGTTGCAAGCGTGCAAGCTCAGGCAAGATCGGAAGAAACAAAAAGAATCCGTGAAATCCAAGAACTAGGCGCAAGACATCAACTAAAAGAGCTATCTGATAAAGCAGTTAATGACGGCGTGTCATTAGCAGAATTTAGAGGACAAGTATTAAATGCTATTGGTAATTCTAAACCTTTAGACAAACCAACTGATGAAGTAGGTTTAAATGCTAAAGAGGAAAGAGAATATTCTTTTGCTAGAGGCATTAAAGCTATGGCTACGGGTGATTGGTCAGAGGCGGGATTTGAAAAAGAATTATCAGATCAAATTTCAAAACAAAACGGCAAACAAGCTAGAGGCCTATTTATACCAAGTGATATTTCTTGGAATAAAAGGGACTTAACGCAAGGCTCAGCAACGGCGGGCGGAAATTTAGTTGCAACTGATTTATTAGCAGGCAACTTTATTGAAGCTTTACGTTCAAGATCATTTGTTAGACAAGCGGGCGCAACTGTATTGTCAGGTCTTATTGGTGACGTTGCAATTCCTAGTATGAACGCACCAACTACGGCTTATTGGGTTGCAGAAAACAGCGCACCAACTGAGGGCGCTCCAACTTATCGACAAGTAACAATGAATCCTAAAACAGTTTCAGCGTACGTTGATATTTCAAGACACCTTATGCACCAAGCAACACCAAACATTGACGCGATTGTAAGAAAAGATGTTGTTACATCTTTAGCAAGTGCAGTTGATAAGGCGGCGCTCGTAGGTACAGGTTCATCAAATCAACCTACAGGTATTACAGCAACAAGTGGTATTGGTTCACACGCAATTGGTACTAATGGAGGCGCGCCAACTTGGGCGAGCGTTGTTGAAACTTGGGAAACTGTAGCAACTGATTCAGCAGACTTAGGAGCATTAAATTGGTTTACTACTCCAAAAATTGTTTCAAAAATGATGCAGACATCAAAAGTAAGTTCAACTGATTCTGTTATGATTATGAATACTCAAAATGATCTAATGGGTTACAACTTATATAGCACAACACAGCTACCTGATAATTTAACTAAAGGAACATCATCAGACTGTTCGCCTCTAATTTTTGGTAACTTTAATGATCTTATTATAGGTGAATTTGGTAACTTAGATGTTATGGTTGATCCGTACTCACTATCAACAACAGGCGCTACTAGAATTGCGTCATTCTATGATGTTGATATTGCGGTTAGACACGCACAATCATTCGGAGCTTGTTTAGACTTAATTGGCTAATCAATAACTCTACGGCTTTTTAGGG